TGTGTACCCGGCTTATGTGCCCAGTGCCAACTTGACTATTCCCACAACAGAAATCACAGCTCAGGTCAGTTATGGTGGATCCAGCAGTAGTGTATACCCAGATTGGGCACTAAATGCCGGCAGCTCAATCAACAACTACAGTCCTTACCAGCCAACTGAATTCTACAGTAGTTTTATTGAACCGGTGGGTGCAGTGACAACAATACAGATGGACTTGGTTGGCTACACAGGAACCATCAAGGCCCAGGCCGCCGAAAACTATCAAAGCATCTGGTACAACGTAACACCATCTACACAGTATCTGAATAGAACTGAAACCATTTATATGAATGTGATTGGGTGGCATCCAATACTGCGTTTGTGCTTTAACAACAGCATATACACCACAGGTACAAACGGACAGGCCATGGGTAATCCAGGCCAAGCCACTGCCACAGTGGCCAATGGCGTTGTCACTGGTGTGACTGTTTCTAACCCAGGGTTTGGTTATTTGGCTCCGCCACTGATTGAGTTTGTGGGCGAAGGCGCTGGTGCTGTGGCCACTGCCAGCATATCGGGCGGATCAATCAGTGGTATTACACTGGTCGCAGGTGGCGCTGGATACCGTTCAGTTCCTCCTACCATGCAGTCAGTGCAGGTGCTTGTTTCCACCGGGCGTGTGGTAAATTTGAAGTATCGTTAAGCCAAAACAAGTTGCGTTGTGGCACAAAACATGTTACAATAGTAGCATGATTGATGTGTTAGCATTTTTACCCGGCAAAAGAAAACAGTCTAGTTCTGGTTGGATTTCCTTCAATGCACCCTGCTGTGTACACAACGGCAACACACCGGACCGACGCGGACGTGGTGGTATCAAACTGTCTGACCCGGGCTGGAGTTATCACTGTTTCAACTGTGGGTATACCGCAAGTTTTATTCTTGGTCGCAACATTGGATTCAAAGCACGACGTTTGCTGGAATGGATAGGTGTTCCTGAAAACGACATTAATCAGATCAATCTTGAAAGCATGCGCCATCGTAGCATGGAAGGTATGATTGAAGATCGTCAGCGTGTTTGGAATAGCCTGGCGCCAATTGAATTTGCAGAAACAGACTTGCCCAACTTTGTGGATTTTGTAACACCTGCACAAGCCGAGCACTGGGCATATCTCAGGAATAGACATGTACCAGAAGACTATCCTGTTATGGTATCAGCTACAAATACTACTCGCCCAGGTGTTGTGGTTCCGTTCACATACAATAACCAAGTGGTAGGCAGTACAATACGCTTCTTAGATGATCGTAATCCACGCTATATCAACGACATGCCCCGAGGCTATGTGTTCGGAATAGACCTACAGCAAGCAGGTTGGCAACATGTGATTGTGACAGAAGGCATCTTTGACGCACTCTGTATCAGTGGACTGGCTGTGATGCACAACGAAATCAGTGACGACCAAGCAAGACTAATACGTAGTCTAGGACGCAATGTTGTTGTGGTGCCAGACCAAGATGCCGCAGGCGTGGCATTGATTGATCGTGCTGTGGAACTGGGGTGGAGTGTAAGTGTTCCAAACTGGCCCGAAGGTGTCAAGGACATCAACGATGCTGTGAAACTCTGGGGTAAGTTAACTACTCTGCTAACTATAATGCAATCGAGTGAAAGCAGTCGAATTAAAATAGAACTAAGGAAGAAACAACTTGTTAAAAGACTACGGGCTTGAAGTCCAACGATTATTCCTGGAAATGATGCTAGAAGACGCTGGCAGTTATGTGCGTGTTCAAAACATTTATAATCCACAGAACTTTGACCGGAGTCTACGTCCAGCCGCTGAGTTCATCAAAGAGCACACGGACAAGCACAAGACCATGCCTGACAAGATGCAGATCAGTGCAACCACAGGAATTAAACTACAACCTGTACCGGACTTAAATGAAGGACACTTTGATTGGTTCATGACCGAGTTTGAGAGCTTTACCAAGCGTCAAGAACTTGAACGTGCTATTTTAAAGTCAGCAGACCTGTTAGAAAAGGGCGAGTTTGAACCAGTTGAAAAACTAATCAAAGACGCAGTACAAATATCTCTTACCAAAGACATGGGCACAGACTACTTTGCTGATCCTGCAAGTCGTATTAATCGATACTTTAATTCAGGTGGACAAGTAAGTACAGGCTGGCCACAACTGGACCGGCTGTTGTATGGCGGATTCAGTCGCGGTGAACTGAACATCTTTGCGGGTGGATCAGGGTCTGGTAAGAGTTTGGTCATGATGAACATTGCGTTGAACTGGTTGCAACAAGGACTCAGTGGTGTTTATATCACACTAGAGCTTTCAGAAGAACTCACTAGTCTGCGCACAGATGCTATGTTAACAAACATGAGCACCAAAGATATCCGTAAGGACATTGACACAACTGAACTTAAAGTTAAATTGGTTGCTAAGAAATCTGGACAGTATCGTGTGAAAGCATTGCCGGCACAGAGCAATATCAATGACATCCGCAGTTACATCAAAGAAGTACAGATACAAACAGGTATCAAAGTTGACTTCATGATGATTGACTACCTGGACCTGCTGATGCCAGTGTCAGCCAAAGTTAGTCCCAATGACTTGTTTGTCAAAGACAAATATGTGAGTGAGGAACTGCGTAACTTGGCCAAGGAACTGGGTGTGTTAATGGTTACTGCATCGCAGTTGAATCGTAGTGCGGTGGAAGAAATTGAATTTGATCACAGTCATATTTCAGGTGGTATCAGTAAAATTAACACAGCAGACAATGTGTTTGGTATCTTTACTAGTCGTGCTATGAAAGAGCGTGGCAAGTATCAGATACAATGTATGAAATCTCGAAGCTCGACCGGCGTTGGTCAAAAAATTGATTTGGAGTACAACATTGAAACGATGCGCATTACTGATGAAGGTGGGGACGAAAACGGCCACAACAAACCACAAAGTTCAATCATGGATTCAATCAAGGCCCGCAGTCAAGTCGCGCCTGCTGACAGCGGCACTGGGTCGCAGCCTTGGGAAAAGCCCAGACCACGAGAAGGTCATGATCCCTTGAGCGGCAAGATCACAGCAGATGTGCAAAGCAACAAACTCAAACAGTTGCTGGGGCAGATCAAAGCAGCATAATGAATTACCAGACAATAACACCGACAAAGTTCTCAGAAAAAATTGATCCTTCTGTTGACTTTTTTATAGTACGTGATCATATGCCTGATGTAAATTTTCAGAGTTGTTCGTTAGAAAATGCTAGAATTGAATATTTTGGAAAAAATACCATTCACGAACTATTTGCTAGTCAAGGACTAAATTACAAAGATTATTTTTTTATTTTTGACCACTATCTAAACTTCGATGACTTTGGCTCCGATGGTTATTTTTATCCTGATTTTTTCTTAAAGAGAGCCATAAATTATCAAAAGTTTTCTTCAAATCACAAAATTGATTTTACAAAAAAAATACAAGGAATCAATTGTTTGATGAATAAGATACGCCCGCCAAGAATCTTGGCCAGTTGTTGGTTTGCTAACAACAAAGTGGATCAATTGTTACATACACAATCCTGGGCCAACACAGATGATCGTGCGTTAAATCTATTAGATGAATTGCTGCAAATTGGTAATCTAATAGACTGGACACATGAGAATGGTCTAGACACAAGGATGCTTGAGCATCACTGGATTGACTATGATAGCAATGCTCCGTTGAATAGCACAAATAATTCATCTGAAGAGACAAATTTTACTTACAGCAATTATGTTGGGCCAATATGTAATATCACAGCTATTAGTGTAGTATTAGAACCAGTATTTTGGGAACACGCAAGTATAGCAACTGAAAAATACATGCATGCCATCTATGGAGGCACAATTCCATTGGTCAGTGGCTACAAGATATATGACAGTTTAGCTATACTGGGTTTTGATACATTTTCTGACATTATTGACACTAGCAGCCAATATGAACTTGATCCTGTACTTCGGATCTGGAACATGTTAGAAAATAACAAAAATTTATTTTCTCACTGGCAAGACTTAATATTAGACCCACAAATACAAAACAGAATAATCAATAATCTCATTCTGCTGCAGGATCCTAAAAATATTTTTAAAAATTCCATAAAATTAAACAGCGAAGAATCACTTGCTAAAATTGTGGCTTTAAAATCAAGCCTACCAGGGTTTGTATATCTCGACAAGTTAAATATTCCAAACTAATGCAATAAATAACTCAAAGGCCCTTGAACACAATGCAAAAACGCACCCGCAGTTTGTTAGAAGAATTAGATTCCATGTATATCGAGCGTGAGCGCGATCTAGTGATTGAGAGTCGTGCATCTAATGTTATAGCCAGCGCTATTAACTTGCTGGAGCAAATCGATGCCACATACACACCCGAGCAGGCAGAAAATCTAACCCGTAAACTGCTGAATTCTATCCGCACACGGGATGCAGGACGTTTTGCTAGGACCGTTAGAAAAACGCCAACAAGCACATGAACTCAACAGGATCAAGATGAAAATTTTCGAAGGCGGCAATGTATTCAAAGACTCTCAAGGTCAACCACTAACACAACGTATCAATCAAGCTGACGTTGCAGCCACCATTGCCTGGGTAGAGCAAGTCACAGGTGTAAACTTCCCTGAAGATCGTTGGTTGGGCAGCACTGGCCGCAAGGCCACATCTGGAGACCTTGATCTGGCTGTGGATCTTGGAGAAACAACCAAAGAACAACTGGCAGCAGGGTTAACACAATGGGCCACCAGTCAAGGACTTGACCCACGAGAATGGGTTCGTAAATCAGGGGAAGTGCATCTTAGAACACCCATCGGCGGAGATCCCAAAAAAGGATTTGTGCAGACTGACTTCATGTTCTTTCCCAACCTGGACTGGGGAACATTCTACTACGGTGGATCTGATGGATCAGCCTACAAGGGCATGAACCGTAATGTGTTACTGAGCAGCTTGGCCAAACAAGCCGGTCTCAAGGTGGGTGCAAATGGCATGATCAGCCGTACCACAAATGAATTAGTAAAAGGTGGCCAGGATCCAGACTATGTGTCTGCGGTATTGCTGGGCGGTACACAGGATCGAGCTGCACTAAAGAATGTAGAATCAATTTATGCTGCGCTGGCAAAGGACCCCGACCGTGATGCCAAGCTCAAAGACTTTCGTGAATACCTAGCCCGTGAAGGTATAAACGAACCTGAAATGCCTGTGAAAGAAAATGATGTGAACTTCTTGGCCAGACTACGGGACAGAATAGTAAACCAAGGCATGCAACAGCTGATTGAAGCCAAGCCCCTGTATCAGATATACGAACAAGAGCCCACCGCGGTGGGCGGCCAAGCCAAGGGTATTGAGCACCTGGAAGACTATGTGTTCCGTCAAGGAACCGCGGGTGTTGACCGTGCGCTGGCCATTGCAGATTCTTTTTACAAACAGCCCAAACAAGGGTCCGTCAAATGGGATGGAAAGCCTGCTGTGGTATTTGGTCGCAAGCCCGATACTGGAGAATTTGTGCTCACAGATGATGCAGGATTCGGTGCAGTTGGCTACGATGGCCTGTTTACCAGTACTGATGCTGTGGCTGATCACATGGCGCAACGTGATGCCAATGCTGCTGCCAAAGGCAATCAGGCCACCCGAGTGCAAACGCTGTTGCCAGTGTATCAGAGCATTTGGCCATATTTGGAAGCTGCTACTCCAGAAAACTTCCGTGGCTATGTCAAGGGCGACCTGTTGTACAGTCCCGAAAAGCCCTGGGAAATAAATGCAGGTCTTGTGGAATTCAAACCAAACACTGTGGAATACAGAATTCCAGTGGCCAGCAAACTGGGCAAGGACATTGCAGGATCTCAAGTTGGTGTTGCTGTGCATACCATGTACGAAGATGCAGGAGCGGCCAAGCAGCCACTCAGCAGAGTCAAGTTCAACCCTGTGCCTGGCCTGTTGTTGATTGAACCCATCTATGCCAAGCCTGTGGAAACAGCAGATCCCATTGTCAAACAAATCAAGTCACTGTTGCGTCAAAACAAAGCAGTCATGAACACCTTGTTCAATCCTGCTGAATTGCGAGCCATGAAAATAACTGATCTAGCCAAGCTGGCAATAGACTACATCAACAAACGTGTGGACCCAAATCACGCAGCCTATACCGGCAATTTCAGTGACCTTGTGCCGGGATTCTTAGCCTGGCTGCAACAGACCCAGACACCGCAAAAGTACAACAACATTCTGCAATATCTGCGCAGTCCTACCAGCAATGAACAAGCCTTGGCTGCTGCCTTTGTGTTGTTTGAATTGCTGCATGATC